CAGCGACACAGCCCAGCGCGTACGCCAGAGCCACCATCACGCCCGCTGCACCGGAACCATGTTCAGCCCGCCGGCCAGCAAGCCGGCCAGCATGTTCTCGACGTAGGCGTACCGCGTCGCCTGGCGCGCGCCGGCGGCGTACGTCACCGAAATGGGCCCGACCGTCTCGCTGATCACCTGCGCGCCCTGGTCGCTCAGCAACTCGCCCGCGCTCGCCTTCAACGCCAGCTCGATGTTCGCGCGCATCAGCGCGGCCGGGATCGCCGTCGTCGACAGCTCGACGCCGTCCACCACAACCCCATCGCGCGGCCAGCTGAGCGCTTGCGTGATCGCAACCCGCTCACCCTTCCAGCGCAGGCCATAGACCGCCTCGATGTAGTCGCATGCCTGCCGCAGCGCAGCCTCGCGCAGCGCGTCGGACGCCAGCGCAGCCCATGCGGCGTTTGCCCGCGCGGTGAAATAGGTCGAGGCATCGGCCACGCTGGCGTAGGACTCTGCGCCGGCGACCTGGCTGCCGTTCTCGACAATCAGGGCCATCAGAGTTCCTCCACCATGCGGTGCTTCAACAGCTTGGCGACCTCGTGCCGCAGCGCGGTGATCTCGCCACCCTTGGCCACGTCGATGCGCGCGATCGTGCAGGGCTTGAGCGCGCGCACGCGCACCGCGCCGTCGACGCCGAGCAGGCCCTCGATCGCTGCGTGCGGCTTGTATTTAGTGAACCGCTCGGTCTTGTTATAGGCCGGCCACACGTCGACCAGCGGCCCCGCGCCGGCGACCCGGACGGGACAGTGCACGTCGCGCGCGATCTTGCGCGCTTCCTCGACGTACCCGGGCTCGCCGCCGTAGCCATCGCAGCCGGCGAGGATCACGACCTTCGCGCCCATCGCCCAGGCCGCCCATGTGGCGACCATGCCCGATAGCACGAACCGCGGATGCTGCGGCCAGTGGCCGAGCCGAATATCGGCGTAGCCGTGCGGCGAGATGATCGGGGCGTCGCTGCGCTCGCGCAGGAAAGCGCCCATCTCGCACCGCTCGCGGCTGTGCGTCTCGTCCATCGCCAGCAGGTAGTCGGGCTTCCTCAGCTCGACGCCGTGGGCGTTGGTGCTGATATAGACGTCAGCCTCGATGCCGGCCAGTTGCTCGGCCAGGCCCGGGGCACCGCCCATGACGCAAATGCGCTTGCCCTTGTGGGCGAGGATCAGCTCACGAAACGACTTCATGGGCGCGCCACCGCGAGCACGTGCTTGCGCGGGATCACCTGGATCTCGACCTCACTGAATACCTTGCCCAGTTCCGCCTCCCACCACTCCACCGGAAACACGCTCAGGTGCAGTTCGCGGCCGTACCAGTTGTCTCGGAACAGCGCGATCTGGAAGTAGCAGGCCTTGTTGGTGCGTGCTTTGATCTGCTCGAACACCTGCGGCACCCGTTCGGGTGGCAAGTGCTCCATCACATCAGCGCAAAATCCGTAATCCGTTGCCGTCATGTCGGCTGGCAGTTCCCACAAGCACGCCTCGATCACCGGGCCGTGCGGGCCGCGGTAGGCATTGGCGGCGATGTCCACCATGCGGACGTCGAAGCCCTGCTCGATCATCGCGTCGGCGGCCTGGCCGCTGCCGCTGCCCCAGTCGGTGAACGTCGCGCCCGGCTCGGGCTGCATCCACGCGAGCGCGCCGGGCAGGTGTCGAAGTCCCGGCGATGAACGTGCGTAGTCGTCGTGTTTCCACGTCTCGACGTACTTGGCGCGTTCGGCTTGCGTGTCGTCCATGCGAGGAAGAGGGCGGCCGGAGCCGCCCTCCAGTTCCATCAGGCCGAGTTGGAGTTGGCGGTGACCATGACGCCGGCGGTGTGGCGCCACGAGGTTGCGACCTTGTCCCAGTTCGCACCGGTCGCGATCTCGGCATCGGTCGGGGACTTGCCGCCGCTGGCGGTATCCCAGGCGAAGCCCTTGAGCGCCAGGCCAAAGGTGTAGTCGGCCTGCATCGTGGTCTCGATGCGCTCCTTGCCGTTGGCGGTCACGATATTGGTGATCAGGTCGCTGCCGTCGTAGACGGTCGCCGCGCCGCTCACCAGCGAGAGCACCTTGGCGTCGTTGGTCGCGGTCGAGGGGCTCTCGCGCAGCGCGGGGGCATCGGTGACCACGATGCGGCGACCCAGGATATCGACCACCAGCACGCCGCGGTAGTCGAACAGGGTGCCCGCGTTCGTGATGTTCTGGTTGATGAACTTGTGGTAGACGCCGGCGTCCATCACGGTCGTGATGAGCTGGCCGGACTGGTCGCCGAACAGGGCATGCGAGTTGTTGATATCGGCGTAGGTGATCGGGCCGGTGTTGGTGTCGTAGACGGTGTTCGTGGTGCCCGCCTCGATGGCCGCGGTCAGCGCCGCGATTGCACTGTTGAGCTGATCCTTGAGGATCGCTTCGGCCATGTACTTCGAGATGACGGTCGCGGCTTCCGCCGGCGACTTGTTCACCCACGACAGCTGGCCCGGCTCGAACAGGATCGGGCCGAAACCGCCGGCGACCTTGACGCCGATCGCCTGGAGCTGCGACAGGTTGGTGCTGGACGCGGCGGCGTTGGTGGCGTAGCGATCGACGCGGCGCTGGGCGGCGTACAGCGAGGCCCAGAAGTTCTCGTAGCGGTAATCACCCTCGAACCCTTCGGCGGTCAGCACGATGGCTCCGCCGCTCGCTGCGTTGAACTTCTCGACGTCCTGAGCGAGCTTCTCGGTCGTCATGGTCTGGACGGTCTTGTTGAAGACCTTCATGTTGGTCAGGGACATGGCTTATTCCTCGGATGCGTGTTGTTTGAGCAGTTGCTCGGCGCGCGCGATGGCTTCCTCGCGCGTCCCGCCGGCATTGCCCTTGATGGGTTGGTGGTGTGCGCCGCGCCCGCCATGCGAGCCGCCGCCTTGGGTGTCGGCCGCTGCGACGAAATGCTTGCCTTCGTCGGTGCTGGCCCATTCCGTGATGAAGTCCGACAGGGCCTTGTCGCCCGCCTTGACCGTCCGCGCGCCGTTGTCGTCGACCACCTGCAACGCGCTTCCGTGCAGCGCCTTTGCGGCCTTGAGCAGCGCGGGCGTGACGCCGGCCTTGCTCAGTGCTTCGGTGAGGGCTGCGTCGGCGACGCTGCGGCTGTAGGCCGAGTCGATGTCGGCGGCCTTCTTGGTGGCGACTTCGAGGTCGGTGGTGAGCTTCTTGGCTGCTTTCTCAGCGGCCAGGAACTTGCTCTTCCACTCCTCGCGGTCTGACTCGACGGCCGCCAAGTCATCCGGCGTGATGGTTGCGCCGGCCTGCAGCTTCTTGTTTTTTGCGATCAGCTCGGCGTTCTTCGCCTTGAGGCCTTCGACCTCGGCGGCGATTGCATCGGCCACGGCTTGCTTGAACTCAGGCGAGTCCTTGTCGATCTCGGTCACGGTATGCCCCTTGGGCTGGTTGTGCGCTTAGCGCTGGGGGCCGTCGCTGAGCGAGGGCCGGAAACGAAAACGGCCCCGCGTGGGGGCCGTTGTTGTGTGGGGGTGGTGCGGGTGTTAGTCGATGACGACGCGCCGCCTGTCGACGATCGCGCAGGTTGAGCAAATCTTGTTTGTGACGTTGCCGGTGCGCTCAGTCAGGTGCGAGCGCCCACCGCAGTGCGGACAGGAAGGCCAGTCGCGCGCAGACTTGCGCGCCCTCGCCCGAACCTGTCCCGCCGGGCTTGTGTCGGGCCGGCCATCCACTACGCGAAACTTCGCCATCTTGGATAAGCGTGGCACGTTCGGCGGCCGAGTCAACCCCAGCGGCTCCGCAGTTCGTCGAGCGAGAGCCAGCGCCCCTTGTCGTCGGTGAACTTGTCGAAGCTCAGCTTCCCAGCCCGGAACAGTTCGCCCCGCTTGGCGCCAACAATCTCGTCCTGCCTGGCCGCGCTCTGGCGCGCGAACCACTGGCTGTAGGTCATGTCCGCCGGCACCTGCCCGTCCATGCTCGCGCGCGTGCTCGCGGGCATGTCGTCGGCATCGATTCCCAGCTCGCGCCAGCTCTTCAGC